TCTTCTTGAGTCATAAAAAGTTCCCCCCTCACCAAATCTCCTAAGGAGATTCTCCCATGAGAAAGGGGAAATGAACACGTGTGTGTCATTTGACGCTTACTAACATCAGATTGCGAAAAGCCGCTCTTGCGTTTTGCAGGAGCGGCTTTAGTACGAGATTTTTCCGAAAAAATAAAAACCACCCACCGATACAATCCTTTGTATCAATAGATGGTAGTTAATTTGGCTAATCTACTACAAAATGATAAAATGCACACCCCTGGGCTAAAGTTCAACGATTTGCGAGAGGGGGTGTGCATTTACCCTGGGGTGTGCTATTAATCATGTTTCCGAGTGCTCAAATACTTAATCTTAGCTAGGCCTTTCTTACTGCGTTAGCTTGAAAGTCATAGCGGATCTGATTATCGTCAACGGGCTTATCCTTTTGAATATTCCGGTCACTCAACCAGCTTTGATAAAACTATATTCGATGACCTTTGCTCCCATAGACTTTAAGTTCTCCATGGTTTTTCTTTCTGCTTCTCGCTCATAGACTCCCGAGAGGCGCCCTATGCATACCTGGGGAGGTGCTAAGGGAAAATGAGACATCGTAGTGAGGGCATGAGATGACAATAGATTATTCGGAAACAAGTCTACGCAGGAAGCGTGCCTGCGGTTTTCGCCGTTTGAGCGGCGGCTTTCAAATCGTTTATTTTATTATCCTTGACAACATCCCATGTAACAGAGGGATTATTAAGGATCGCTGCCTTACAGAACCCGAGATATTTGAGCATAACTTCCCGCACGAGTTCCTCCATTTCTTTCAACTCGGTGGCTGAGATATTTCTGCCATCACCTTCATGTAATGAGTCAGAACGGTATCTGTAATAGTCTTTCACTTTATCATAAAGCGCTCTGATTTTCGCCGGGTTGTTTTCTAATAATACCGCCACTCTCTTCGAAAGGACTTCTTTCTTTCCCTGTTGATTCTTCTGAAGGAAGATCATTTCTAAAGCAGTAGTATACTGCTCAAATCCTGTCGGAAGGTCAACCTGCTCCATTCCCCACACGAATTCATCGATACAACTTTTTAGCAAACTGTATTCTTGTCCCGAATAGTCCTGTAGGAATTGATTACAGCGAATTGCTTCTTCCTGCGTCAAGGTGAAAATTGTACTATCTGTGATGTTTCTCGTTACGCTATTGCTCGTTTGATTGTGTATGTTGTTTATGAGGCCGCCCAACGCCGAAAAGCGGTGTTCCGTAAAGATCTCCTTAAAACCAATATTCCCTTTTTTGAATATTTGCAGCAAGGAAAAGGTCTTGTGAAGGAACTCCATTTCGTTGTTATGGTAGGTTTCCAGCTGATCGCTACACCTGAAGTCATTGTCTGTGTAGGCAACGCCTGGCATCATCCCCGGTAATTGTACTAGGTAGGAACCATCTTTATGTAGGCACATAAAGTAGGCGCCTCTTTCGTCTTGCCTTTGAGAGCCTAAATAGCTGATTACAACTCTCCCGTTCCCGTCAGTTATTTTATTCCTAAATGGAAGGTCATCAAAATATGTCTTTTGAATTGTATACCCGTTTCCAAATTGCAGAGCAATAACACTCTCATCACAATAAAGAACGATCCCATCTATCGTTACTTGAACATCAGCCACACAACATCCCCCCATAAAAATTATAATCGGATATGCTCTCTTAACAAAGCTCAACCGCCTACGTCAACACAAACCGCGGAAGTGGCATTTCTATAGGTGTGATCCATTGCATTTATTAGTTTTCCGGCAGAAGCCATCCTTCCTCGTAACGTATCGAACTTAAGAAGGTCTTTCCGTTTCCTATAACCAGATAATACACACCATCTCGAATTACAAAACCTTGTTTCTTCTCTGCATCCGTTAACGTAATATGAGCCGCCTCTTGAACTCGGCTGTCACAACAATGTAATTGTGAGATTGAGAACTTACCCACCGCTTCATATTGTGTAAGAATAGCTTCCGCATCAAGCACCACCAGCGAATAGTCACAGTTGTACAAGAGCTTTATTGAGTTTATATGACATTGCCGCCCCGAGCTGTCCTGAGTCACTATGTGGTCATTACAGCCGATTGTAATTTGATAACAGCCAGTCGAGAAGTCTTTGAAAAGGCTCACGGCAAGCTTTAAGCGCATCTGTTTGGCTTCTTTATCCAAGTATTGTCCTTTTGCGACATTGCGGTTGTGCTTTAAGAACTCCAAGTTACAAATCCGACAGTCCATGGGGTCATTGTTCATATGGTCAACCACATAGCCTTTTGCTGTTAAATCTCTAAGAACATCCGCGCTATACCACTTAGCCATCATATATCGGTGAAGACCTCCGCCAAGTGTGGTATCAGACGGATATCCATTTGATAGCGACCAAGTATGGCTGGACAGCTCTTCATAATAATCATCACGATATGTTGCAAAAGCCATTTGTTGCCATCCATCACGCATTATAGAAATCGTATCACCATTGATATCAAATTTGTTCTTACTCTTTCTCGGCATAACAAGCTCCTGATAATGCATTATTTGAGGAACGGGTGTACCACAATGTTACTCATATCCGCACTAGCCCTGCTAACGGTGATGACACATTCACTGCGTTCAGAACCAGAGACGTATGCATAGAGGTCCATTCCTAAGGACATCTTCTCATGAAAAACAGTAGCCCACTCGTCGGGGAGTGCTCCTATCCTAACTCCCCCATCAAGAAGAATGGCGTCGACTCCTTCTGGATTGAGAGAAGAGGGACTAAGGATGACAAGCTGATGCTTGTGCACCTTAGAAACGTGAGAGTAGCTAAGTTTCAAGGGAACTCGCGCAAGAACCGGGGCAACGCGCATCTTACTCCACCCAGGTACTTTCGTTGAGTATAATTCATCCAATGACATCATCATATCGCCATCAATAGTGTAGAGCGGGAGGTCAGGGTATTGTTGCCGAAATAGCATGACCTTTCGCAAACCGGCTGCGTCCCACTTGCCTTTCAGTTCAACATAACCGATATCAGGGAGGTGGAAATCCGGCATGTATACCGTGCTGTGCTGCTCCAATTTGAGAGAGAACATCTGTGGCTCATACTTCCAGGGTATCTGCTTAAAATTTAGAATTCGGGCAAAGTTAGCTTCCCATGACGAACGGAACACTTCATCAAGGTCGGGGCAGTAGACTGGCCTAACACCCCAATCGCAAGGCTCCTTCTTTCTCACCTGATAAATTTGAGAGCCGTTGTTCAAGGCTATGTAGATCCCATGGTTGAACCTGTGAAATGGATGGCGCAATGATGGAACTCCGTTCAGGCCAAACAGCTGACTTAATGGTGTTAGGCCTATGAGGAACTGAAACTTTGGGATATTCATACCACCAATGTAGCTCATACTTGGGTCAAGCAATCTAGCTATGGAGCCGTCGCTGTAACTCTCAGCTTGCATGACAACAGATCTGGGGATCTTGAAAGTGGCCGACTGGAATACCTGTTTTTCCTCCACCACTTGTTGGCTCAAACACTTAGGAGCACTACCTAATAGGCATTCCACGCTTGGGGCATCAGCGACATCGTAAATGAGGATCAACTTAACCATGAGGCAGGATTCAATACTATCAGAGTAGACCTCATCTAGTGATTGTATTATGGGCGGGAGATAATTATATTCTCTGAACCGTGACTCGATCGCGGTAAGGTCGTATGCCTTTTGTGCTATGGGAACCTGATTTGCCTCAACATACCTGAAATACTTATCTCTTTCCTGACACCAAGTTGCATATCGTTCATGAGCATCAGACTGCTGATTCATACCCCACCTCCCAACTAGGACTTTGCCCGTCGATGTCTATAAGTAGATTCATTAAACATCAAGGCTTGAGACGATGTCTTTGATCTCATATGCACTGACGCATAAACTGTCAACCGCTAATCTTATTATCTCAAGACCCGCCACATAGTTTTCAATTTTAGCATCGTGCTCCTCTATTTGGAGTGCAATACGATCCTCTATATCCTTAAGAGGTTTGAACAACTGGTCAAAATTACTTTGAATCTCGTGTCGGTTTCGTGAAAAAGTGCGACCATCGGATCATGCTTCCTCGCTCTTGAATGTCAGAGTGCCCTTCACAATCTCCCCAGAGTTCTTTGATCTGATCTCATAATTCATGAACTCCGGAATGGTTCTGAAGATCAGCACAGTCGGAAAATGGACACATCTGTGCTGCTTAATGTACCGTATATTGAATTCAAGCACGTCATAGCCACCATCGACAAACACCTCATAACAGAATAGACGCTCGATTGTATCTCGGTATATTCTCTGGCTCTTCCTTAGCTCTTCTGTCGCATTGGATTGAGATGGTAGCGAAAAACTGGGCCGATCAATTGTCCGATCAATAGGATAGTCCGAATACGCATCGACATTCACGGTTGCTTGTCTGCAAAATAAACCCTCTGCTAACTCTTGTTTATTAATCTCGTCAATAATGTATCCACCAGGCATGGGGGTTTCGAACTCAGGCAGTACAGCTCCTTTAGGAATATACAGCCGTACATCCACATCCTCGTCGTGCATTGTGCCACTGTTGCTAACAATACATTCTACAATCGAACAACTTTCCAGGGCTGCGAAATAGTCGCGATACTGCTCATAGCAAATAACATCGTCTTCTATATCACCAATCAGCTCGTATTTCTTCTTCTCATTATCTTCCCCTTCCAAAACGGGTCCAGTCACAAATCCAGGTACAGTCAATACGCTGCTTGCTTTCAAATTCCCGACATTCCAGAAGCTTTCTTCAACGGCTATACCGTTCTCCTCGCAGAATCTCTGTATCCTTTTTTTCGTACCTGGGCTAATATCACGTGCTTTCTCAACGCCTGTCAATCCCTCTATCTGTCGAATACTGGTCGTAATCTGTGCGTACATCGGGTTCATTGATTTCGATTGGTCTTGCTCATCAGGCAAAGAGCGTTCTGGCAAAACTATCTCCTGCGCCTTTTCAATTTTGCTGACTATTTCTTCCCTCTTTGACTCAAGGAACTTCGATTTAAGGAGGTAATATTGGCGGACTTCAAGCTCATTACGTCCATCCACACCTGTCACCGATAGTTTAGGCGCTCTTGCGGCAACTTGAGCCGATGCCGGCTCTGCGATTCTCTTCAAAAAATGCAGACCTAAGTGGTTGGTGAACTGCTGCATAAGTTCTTGCTCGTTCTTAACCAGCCAATAAATCCCTCTATCCTTGTACTTCTCCTGAAAGGCTTTTACTTTCTTGTACTCATCGGAGTTCACCCTTGATGGTTCCATGGGCTTATCCAAGAAATAGAGAAAGACCTGCTTCCCAGCAGATAGCATTTCTTCTATTTCTTCTTCTGTCCCTGATCCATATTTTTCAGTGGGCGATCCGAATCGCGTCCAGAAAACTGCGACGGCGGCATCGCAGTCCTGTACAAGTTGCTTGTTTAACAGTTCCTGAGGTGCCCCACCGGACTCTGGATAGCTATCTGTCGACCAGTGTTTCACTGTAAGAATAGTGTTGTTGATCGTCCCGTACACCTTGTTGAACGCAGCCACTGCCTCTTTAATGATTGGCAAGCAACTATCAACAACATCACCAGGACAGGAGAACAATAAGTCATAGGTAACTGTCGTCCTTGGCATCTTTCGTCTCTCCTTCGAGTTAGGCTTTCATCTGGAATAGTTCTGACAAGCATTTATCGGACCGAATCAGGTCCTCCAAAGTCAACCTTCACGCTTACCCCTCATCAGAGTGAATGAGATATCGCTTCTCCACAGGGAGTTCGGCAACGGGTAGAGAAGGATATCTTTTGCGCATCATACTTCTTGGCGTTGACGTATATTTGATACATGTCAGCTTGCGAAATGCCGGAGTTGCGCTCCTTCTCAGATAGCAGCTTCCGCTTGGTATCCATGACCACCGTTCCGGCGCCATCAATCAGGACAAGAGAGGCCTACCCTTCTGCCAACCTCTTTTTGTGACTACCCTAATGGACTTACTTCTCTACTAGTAACAGGAATCCTTCGTATTTTCCGTCGCGCATTGTGACTAGCCTATGAAACATTTCTCATGCTGTATCGTCGTCGCCACGGCGATGAGCTGGTCAAAATCACCTACCGTACGCAAAAAGGCACCTGAGGTCATTCCTCAGGTCTAATCTCGCCCACCCACCCTTACTACAGAGCACATGAAGATGCCATTTTTGGCGTCGACCTGGCTGTAGTCATGCCAGTCGATAATGTAACGCCCGGAGAGGACGAGTGCATTATCCCGACCTTTGGTAGTGCCCTCGCCCATGCTAACGCCCCAGGACATCATGCCTTCCTTGATGGCCCCATGATGTACACTGAATGCCGAGTATCCAGCGATGTCATTCGCAGGTTTAGTCCAGTAGTTTGGATCATTCGTCAACCAAACGGCATAGCCTTCACGGTAACCTGAGATATGTTCACGGAAAGCCTCAACACGGCAGATGTCTTTCACAAAGTCATACTTGCCGATGTCCTGCGCTCCGTGGTTCTTTAGGTAGTACGGCTCACCAGCTACCACCGCGCTGAACAGCTTCGTTTTGTACTTCAACTCGATGGGGTAAACATCTTCGCCAATCCGCAAGAGAATATCTACATACTTCGTCGGATCGTTTGGCGGCGGGTACTCAAGCCGTATGACAGCATCGGGATATTGTAGCTGAAGCTCCCACGCAAAGGCGAATTGGAAATCAGCCTCCGAATGAAAGATCTTTCTTTTGTTCCTAAGCCGTGACAAAGGAACTTGTAGATCCATTTTCAACACCCCTAATCAACACGATTGCTCAATCCGTATCTCTAATAACATGAGGGAAGTACTGTATGTGTCCTCCAATGCGTACTTTCCCTGACTCAATAATGGTGTGTTCCAGCCGTTCGACTTCACTTCTCGTAAGTTCAAGTTCGCTGTGAAACTTGGTTTTGTCATTATTAAGGTAGCAGATGAATCTACTCTTCTTATCTTGGTCTTGCATAATTGATATCCGATTGGACGCTGCCAGCAGAGGGAACTCCTCACTATCAATTCGAGCATCACCTTCTACAATGTACAGGACGCTGGTATAGCCCCGGCCAGGCTTATCTTCTGTGCTGGGGATCAGCCAGTCTCGCCCGGTCTTCTTTGCGCGTCTTAGTTTCCCACGCCTAATCCATTGCCGGACGGTGACTGGCTCAACGCCGAGCATACTGGCATATTGCTCGACCGTAAGATAGTCGCACTCTACGCTTATCAGTGTGTGTTCCACGGTTGCAGTCATCGTGCTAATCTCGCCACCCTCAACTTCAATGTCACTGGCTTGGCAAAGATTTAACTCCATGCGATTTTCAAGGAAATCATACTCGTAGAACCACCAAAGCTCGGTCAGAACTGGTAGCTTGCATTTCTTGACCGCCGCATAGAACTTCTCGCAGAGCTTTACTCTATTGCTTACTACACCTAGGGGATAAACGGGATCCTCATTGGCCTTTTCATGTGCGATGAAAAGCTCAAGTACTCTTAAGACGTCTTCACGCGAAAACAGATGGTGTTCACGAAACAACTCCTCGGTAATATCCATTTAGAGAACCCCCTAACGTAAGATGGCTTGACATTATTGTAACGCAAAGTTACGCAAACGTTAAACCATCTTATCGCATCCTGGCAATTGTAGACAACTCTATTGCCAAGGCTCTATGCTTCGATTCCCGTGCCATCCTTGAAGCTGTACATCAGCCTACCGTCTGGCAATACCCGTACCTTCTCCACCGCCACCACCCACAGCTTCTCATCGAACTCCTCCAGAACCAGTGGGCGTGTCTCTATCCCCTGGATAAAACCTTCAAGCGTCAGGAGCTTACTCTGGCGTTCACGCCTCAACCCTTCAAGCTCGGTAACCCGCTCCGCGGCTCTTCGGTGCCTTTCCAGATAACTGTTGTTGCGTTCACTCCACTCATCCTGGCTGACAGCAACGCGGGCATTTTCATAGATTGCCTTCTTGTACAGTTCCGTGACCACCTCAATTTCCTGCCCCAGTTCCGCAAGCTCAGCATCAATCTTCGAGCAGTTGCAAAGGGAGCTTTGGGCAAGTCGGCAGTTAGCGTGTAACTCCTCTCGGTCGCCCATCAGCGTATTAAACGCATTGAGGAATCGCTGCTTTACCACATCCTCGGTGACGTGTGGAGTCTTACACCTGTTTTCACCCCGGTACTTTTCATTGCATCGCCAGATTGTGCGTCGGTACTTTGTATTTGAGCCCCAGACCTTCGAGCCGTAAAAGCCACCGCAATCACCGCAGACAATCTTTGCGGAGAAAGGACTGTGGCAGCTACTGGGCCTGCCAAGCTTCTTACGACGCTCTATTTCTATCTGCACCGCGTCGAACTCATCTGGCTCAATAATGGCTACGTGGCTGTTCTTCACATAGTACTGCGGCACCTCGCCCTCATTGACCTTTCTTCTTTTCGTCAGGAAATCTACAGTGAATCCCTTCTGTAAGAGAGCTTCTCCCTTGTATTTCTCATTGGACAGGATGCTCTTTACTGTGGCCACTTGCCATGTCTTTTTCCCTGCTGGTGAGGCGATCCCCTGGCTTGCAAGCTCCCTAGCAATCGCTGATGGTGTTTTGCCTTCTATTAATAGCCGGAATATCATCCGCACAATCTCGGCTTCGGACTCTACAATCCTCGGCAGTCTATCCTCACCCTTCTCGTAGCCAAGAAATTGGCCGTATGGGAGGCTTATCTTGCCGTCCGCCATACGCTTGCGCTGTCCCCACGTTACATTCTCGGATATGGAGCGGCTTTCCTCCTGCGCAAGGGAGGACATAATGGTTATGAGAAGCTCGCCTTTGCTGTCTAGTGTGTAGATATTCTCCTTCTCAAAATAGACCTCCACGCCTTTTTCCTTAAGCTTTCGTACCGTGACAAGGCTGTCGACCGTATTCCGAGCAAAGCGGCTGACTGACTTGGTGATAATTAAGTCGATCTGCCCAGCCAAAGCATCGGCGACCATCTGCTTAAAGCCGTCGCGTTTGTTAGTGTTGGTCGCGCTAATTCCCTCGTCAGTATAGATTCGTACAAACTCCCAGTCTGCACGTTCCTTGATGTACTTAGTGTAGTAGTCCACCTGCGCTTCATAGCTGGTCAACTGCTCTTCGCTGTCGGTAGAAACCCTGGCATAAGCCGCCGTTCTACGCCTGCCTAACGGTGAGCCGTCCTGAGGGGAGCGCTGGCCAATGGTTGCTGGTATTACCCTTACGCTTGATGCCATCTTACTCCCTCCCCTTCGCTCTATCGCCAGCTTCACGGCGCATCTCAATTGTCCAGCTTTCGCGGCGTGATTTGCCTTGCCAGGCTTTTTCGACCATGCTTCCGTCCCGGAACACGAAGACCAGTTTGTTGAACGCAGGGACACAAATTTCGGCAATTCTCTCGTTGAAGATATCCGCATCAAACCCGTCAAGGTTAAGAACCTCTGCAGCAGTCGCGTACAGTATTGGTTCCGGTATTTGCTTGGTGTGGCAGGCTGCCTTGCCCAACAGCAAGAAAGTGGAGCACTGCCAGACTGGGTTTCCTTTATTGACTCTCCGCTTATACTTCTTTCCGCAGTTTCCGCACTGGATAACTCCGCTGAACGCATACCTCTTGCCAGTAGAATCTTTTGCGCCAGAAAGCCTGCGACGCTGCTCCATGACTGCCTGTGCCCTCTCGCAAGTCTCTGGCTCAATGATGGCCGGATGTGTGTCGTCTGCCTGATACATCGGCAGAGCGCCCTTGTTCCAAACCAGCCTTTTCGTTAGATGGTCTGCAACGTACTTTTTCTGAAGCAGTGCGCTTCCGGTATACTTTTCGTTTCTGAGGATTTCCATCACCCGCTGGCTTTTCCAGTTACCACTGCGTACTTTGGGAACATTCATGGCTCTTAGTTTCTTGGCAATCGCGCTCCCTCCCATGCCACTGATATAGTCCGCAAAAATCAGGCGCACGACGGCAGCTTCCTCGGGGTTGATCTCCACTTTACCCTTGCCGATTCGGTAGCCAAACATAAACCTCAGGTTGGCCAGCTCTCCATTCTCGAACTGTTTACGGATTCGCCATTTGCAGTTTTCACTTGCCGACAGGCTCTCTTCCTGTGCGTAAGACGCGAGAATTGTCAGCATAAGCTCGCCGTCGCCGCTAATCGAGTGGATATTCTGCTCCTCGAAATACACATCCACACCCAGTAGTTTCAGCTCCCGCACAGTCTCAAGTAGTGTAACGGTATTCCTGGCAAAGCGTGAAATTGACTTTGTGATAACAATGTCAATTTGACCGTTCCTACAGTTTGCAAGCATCTTCTGGAACTCGGGCCTGCTGTCCTTGGTCCCCGTCACGGCTCCGTCCGCATAGACTCCGGCGTACTCCCAGTCAGGTCGCCGCTGAATCAGTCCGCTGTAGTAGCTGACCTGAGCGGCAAGGGAGTGAAGCATTGCTTCCTTTCCGCTAGATACACGCGCGTAGGCTGCGACTCTCCGCTTTGCAGGAAACAACTGAGCAGTCAGGGCTGTCTTTGTTACTGTCCTTTCCATAAACGACCTCCTCTTGCTATGACATATTCGCTCTAAACGCCGGTGTTATCAAGCACTTTAGCGATATATGCTGCACGAAGTCAGAGCATATTTATGGGCTATTGCCATATCAATTTGTTTCAATTCATCCTCAGAGATAATGCCTTCAGCAAGCCATTTTCTTAATACCGTTACCGCTGTCTTGTAGTGGATGATAGCCTTTTCTTTACTCATGGCGCCGCCTTAGATTTACCGTAGCAGGCGCGTGAACAGTATTTGCGGTTCTTGTTTCCGTAGCTTTCACAGGCGGCGCCGCAGTGGGCACACGTGAAGGGATATAGCGCTTTACGGTTGAGCGCTTCCGGGTGGGCGTTCCACCAGGTCATACGGCATTTAACGGAACAGAATCGCTTTTGTTTGGCACCGGCGGTATGGGTGAGCAGTACTCCGCACTGACGGCAAAGAATCCCTGGAGCCTGATTGGCAATTACCATGCCGACACCGCTGAGGTTGTTGCGGCGGCAGAACGATTTGACCGTGTTTTCAGATGTGCCAAGGAGCGTGGCTATCTTTGTATAGCTATGGCCCATGCTGCGCATCTGTGTGATTGTCTCTTTCTGCTGGTTTGTCATTTGGTTACCCCCTTCAAGGACAGGCCCTTAGGTGCCTTCGCCTTAAGCCACCGCAGGAGGTAAAATCGGACGGTTTGGGTGCAATTAAATAAGACCCCTGGAGCGGAGAGAAACTTTCCGCGCTAGGGGTCTTATGTTTGTGTCACCTAGGAATCTTCAATTTTTGTCCAGGGAAGATGGTGCTCCTAGTAAGCCCATTCATCTTCATGATTTCGGGATAACGATCCCCCCTGCCTAGCTTCGCCACAGCTATTTTCCACAGGGACTCACCCTTGATGACGGTGTAAGTATCATAAGCCTCTGGGGGCATGCCTGTTTGGGTAGTTGTATCGCCCTCCGCTAGTGCCTTCTCAACATCAGCCCGGAAGGTCTCCATGTTCTTACCGTGCCTGGGGAACCAATGCATTACGTCTGCATGGTTGCTGGCAACGCCAAGTTTATACCCTTCCGAATGGCATATGATATTCTTTCCATTGAGTCCGTATTGCTTGCAGAGATGGACGCAAAGCTCCAGGGCTTCCTTGTAAACGGCATTAAAATACGAGGCATCGGTCAGACCGTCCTCGCAGATTTCAAAGCCGATATGAGTATCATTTGCTGAACCTCCGGCATGCCAGCCGCGATGGTTCCACGGCAGGGTCTGATAGGTGGCGATGCTTCCGTCAGCTAGTTTGCCGATAAAACAGTGGACACAGACCTGTCTGCCATCCGGCCTGTACTGATTCCAGTGGTTGTTATGCCGGTTCTTGCCCAACAGCCCGTCGTCCGGGCCGACGTAGCGCCTCAGCCACGGGTTGTTCGCGCCGGTGGAGTGAACCATGATACCTTTCGGCGCAATCGTTCTGTTTGCCTTGTAGCAAGCGTTGTTGGTGAAAATCAACGTACGAAGGTTCATTTGTCTACCCCCTCGCCATCGCAGGAGTTGAGTTGCGCCAATATCATCCTGAGCTTCTCGGGGATAGGCAGCCCAATGTGGCCCGCATTCTCCAGGATGGAAATGCCTTCGTTGCTCAAGTAAAAGAAAATTACCGCTGTCCGGATCGCGCCGCCGTCGCCAATCACCTGGTTGTCGACGATATGCCCTACACCCACCAGTACAAAGATGAGCACCTTCTTAAAGATGCCCCTTGCGCCTATCTCGCTGGAGAGCTTTTTATCAGCAATTGCGCACATGACGCCGGTCAGATAGTCGATAACTACAAAGGCGATCAGCGCGTAAAGGAAACCGTCTAGGCCGCCAAGAAACCAGCCTAGAAAACCGCCGATGGCGGTAAAGGCCGCCTGTACCCAGTTCCAGAATACTTTCATTGTTGTTTGCCTCCCATCCATCGTTACGGGGTCAAAAAGTTTAGCAATTGCATGTGCCCTTCTTATCCCCGCTCGAGAAATTGCTAGCCATGTCGTACGCGCAGGTACAATGCTACGAAAGTCGGAAACCCACAGAATCAATTAATTTCACGACCGTATCCATTAGATCAGCCCCTCCCGAATCTTAAACACAAGCGGGTCTTGATGTCCCAAGGCCCACAATCCGACGCCTTTCAGCCCCCACCTGTGTTTTGCAAGGTTTGCCAGTACGTCAAAGTGCTCTGCGTCAGAATAATGGGCAATTGAAAAGCCCCGCTCATCTCCTAAGAAAAGCTGGGCCAGCCACAAACCCCGGTCGCGGAGACGAAAAATAACGCTCCTGTCATCGTCAAATGCAGCTAAAGGGGTACTGTGGAAGTACTCAAAGTCTAAGGAAATACTCACCTGCCTGGTCGATTCTTCTTCCCCCGGCCCGTCAAAGCGGAAATACTCCCACGGATCAATCCACGTCACGCCGGTACGCTCGATTCGCCCCCAGCGTTGGACAAGTCCGTCAGGCAAGACCACGTCCAAGGCTTCCTGCGGCACATAGACATAGGGGTCGCCGGCGTCCAACAGGCTGCACTCACA